ATCATAGGTTTGTTTGTTGTAGACAGCACAATTTATGTTTTCGCAAACGACGGAAGTCAATTAAAGTTATTTACTATTGATGTTCAAAATTTAAAAGATACAGGATTAACATATAAAGTTGCTTTAGATCACAGAGTAAAATTAAGTGGTTCGTACAACGCAACTACCGACAAAACGTCTTTTACAATGCCATACGGCGAAAAGTCTGGGCTTATAGCTGTAAATGCAACTAATGGAGCAGACTTAGTTATTTCTAATTCTGGTGCTACCTACTATGTTAATGGAAACAATACTAGTGTTTATTTTGGCAAACAGTATCTAACTAAATACGAGTTTTCTAAAATTTATTTAAGAGAAGAAACATCAAGAGGAACTATTGCTGTAACATCAGGCCGTATGCAAGTACGAACGTACGCGCTTGATTATAAAGACTCTGCATTTTTTGAAGTAGAAGTCGATCCAGTCGATAGAGATCCAAAGACATACACATTTAATGGACGCTTGATTACTAACCCTGCTTTTAAATTAGGAAGTCCAACTATATTAACTGGAACATTTTTAGTGCCTGTGCAATCAAAAAACGATCAGCACAAAGTTACAGTAAAATCTAATAGTCATTTGCCGTTTCATTTAATTGCAGCAGAAATAGAAAGTTTTTATAACAGAAGATCAACAAGAGGATAATGCCAACAAAAGCTTATGTGCGACCAGCTAAAATAGAAGACGCTTATGTTTTAAGTACAAAATTAAGGGAACAAGATTTAACCGAACTTTTATTTGCAGCAAACGCAAAACCTTTAGAATCATTGTTAGGTGGTTTTGGAGGCAAAAATACACAAACGTATTCAATTATAAATGAAGAAAAAGTAATTGGTATGTTCGGTGTTGGCGACTGTACTTACATGCCAAACTACGGTGTTGTTTGGTTATTAGGTAGTGACGAAATTGATACAATAGGAAGACAATTTTTAAAAGAGTGCCGAATTTGGATTAAGAAAATGCAAAATCGGTATGATGTAATTTACAACTGGGTTTATCCAGATAACTGGAAGTCTTTAAAATGGCTTCAATTTTGTGGCTTTGAAATACGAGCAAAACGTCCGTATGGAGTTCACAATAAAGAATTTTATTTAATGATAAGGGAAAAAGAACATGTGTGATCCAACAACATTAGCTATAGCAAGTTTTGGCTTACAAGCTGGTAGTGCGGTTATGGAATATCAAGGTGCAAAAGATATGGCCGAATATACTGATAATCAAAACGCAATAGCGCGAGAAAGTGCTTGGCAAGCTTACAAAGAAGATCAGATGAGAATTGATGCTGAACAAATTACTAAAAACGAAGAAACAGCAAGAGAAAAATTTAAGATTAAAAGAGACAAAAGAGATGCGTTGGCAACAGCACGCGCAAGTGCAGGTGAAGGTAAAGGAATGCTTTATGCTTTAATGAAAGATGTTGGCTTTGAAGCTGATTTTGATGTAGGTGTAATTGATGCAGACATAATTAAATATAACCGTATGTATCTTGATGCTGAAAAAGATGCTTATGCTGCATTTACAAGAAACTGGTATAATCAACCTGTTGCTAATAGACCGTCAGCACTTGGTCTTGCTATTAATGTTGCAAGTGCAGGTGTAAACTCATACTCAACTTACGCATCAGGCGGTTATGGTCACCCTTCACAAAGTAATAATCAAAGTAATAATCAAAGTGGTAATCAAGGGAGTACTAACTCATAATGGCATACCAATCAACATACAGAGGACGAGCAGCTCAGCCGCAAACAACTGAACTTTTAGAAATTGCTAGAGCTTTAAAAAATTCTGCAACACCAGCATTGAATGCTTATGCTAAATATAAAGGTACAAAAATAACTGAAGAAACAGATGCAGAAGCTAAAATTGCTGCTAGATCAACTGAAGCTCGTAGTTACGCAGACGCTGTTAAAAATGGTGAACTTGACGGAACTCAGTCACCTTATTGGCAAGGTGTTTACGATAATGCTAAAGGTAAAGCTTTTGGTATAGAATACTCAAACCAAAAAGCCGCAGCACTAACAGAGTGGATTACACTTAATAGAGAAGATAATGCTGATTGGGTAGATAAAGACGGATCGCAATACGCATTATGGAGTACAGACTACGATGCCACATATTTTGGTGATACGTTAAGAGGCGAAAGTAATTACTTTTTAAAAGGACTTGATTCTTACGTTCAATCGTCAAACTTAAATATTGCTGCATCTTATCAAGCAAGAATGGTAGAAGCGCAACACGATCTTTTTAAGAAAAATATTGGCAACATTATTGATGAGGGAATTACAGACTCATTAGAAAATAATTTAGATACAGAAGAAATTTATGAAGTATTAAGTAGAGAAGGAAGTAACGCCACACTTATAGCTGGTATAACTGGTGAAGAATTTAATAGTATTGCTTGGCAAGCTTACCAATCAGCAGTCGCTAACTTAACAATAAAAGGTGATGTTAATGCTAATTATGATTTAGCTTTTAAATTATTAGACCAAGCTGAAAGTTACGTAAGAGAGAATGGCTCAACAATATTTAATGCAAAAACAAAAGAAGAGTTAGCGTCTTTAAGACAAACACTTTACGGCGAACAAGAAAACCACGAAAACTTTATGAAAAAGCATTATAGCGATGCAATGGCTGATGCTTTTGTAAAAGATATGCAACAAATTTTAGAAAATGATTTTACTGGTGGAAAAATGGCCGCTTATGATCCTGACGCATCAACAAGAGCTTCACTTTCAGCAAGTGCTTTTGGAACACTTATGAAAGATTTTGTAGACGCAAATCCTGAACTTGATCTTGATAACCCATACATGCGTCCTAAGTTTGAAGCAGAAGCAATAAGAGCTAAAGATTTTTTATTCGATTATTATAAGTCATTAGCACCAGCAGACTTAGTGCCGTTTGACAAAAAACTTTATGATACAAACAATTTAGAGTACGGAGTTAAAGGCATACTACCTCCTTCATTTAATTTTAGTATGGAGCAAGACTCTGAGTTTCTTAAATCACAAGTAGCGTCAGCATTAGATGAATGGAATCAAGAAGGCACCGGTTACATTGCACAAATGATTGAAGAAAACAATTTAAAACCTAGTCAAGTAGAAGCACTTGTTTACGAGTGGTACAAACAAATTGAAATAATAGAACAATTAACGGCAACGGAAGACAAAGACGAATAATGGTTACTGAAATTACAATTCCTCGTAGAGTTTTAACTTACGATGAGTGGAAAGAAGAAAAAGAAAAAAATAAAGTTAATGTTTTAACTTTTGAAGAGTGGGAACAAACAATTAATTCTCTTAATGAAGCTGATAAAGTAATAGAAGAACAAAATAAAGAAAGATCTGTTGGCGAAAATTTTATTGACGGAACTAAAGGCGTATTAGCTGCACCATTCCAAGCAATAGGAGGAAGTGCTGAATTTGTAAACTGGGTTATTAATCCGTGGATTGGTTTAGGTGATGCATCACTGCAATTTGTAGCAGGTAAAGGATGGAAACCAGAATTATTAGAAAAAGAATACTTTGCTGAAAGTGGAATTGACGAAGCAATAACTCCTGAAGCACTTATACCTGACACAATGGGAGGACACTTAAATAAAAATATTTTAGCGTTCTTTTTAAACTACGGCGCAGCAAAACAAGGTTTTAAACAAATAACAATGGGTATTGTTGATCCAGCAGGCACTGCTCAAAAAATGTATCAACTTGGACCAAAAATAAACAATTTAGTTAATGGTTTGCGAATGGAAGTTGCAGCTGGAGCATTTGCTGATGTTACTGCATTTGATCCTGAAGACGGTACGGCTGTTGATGCGCTTCTTCACCATTTTCCAGCATTAGAAATACCTGTAGTAAGTTATTTAGCAACTGATGAAGATGACTCTGTTGCTGTAATAAAACTTAAACAAGCATTAGAAGGCGCAGGAATTACTGTTGGGATTATGGGAATAATAAAAAGTATAAGTGCGTTTAAAGGAAAGTTTGTAGATCCAACAACAAATAAATGGAAAGCCGATAGAATAGAAGCAGCTCGTATTGCGGTAAAAGCAAGAAACCTTGGTTTAACTATGGACGAAGTAAAAAGAGTTGAAGCCGATGATTTTATTGGACCACCACAAGCACCTATGAAATCTGACGATGTTCTTGATTCTGCAAAAGAAGCTGAAGTAATTGTTGATATGAAAGCTTTAGATGACGTAGTTAAAGGAAACAAAAAACTTGATGATATTGATTTACCAATAAACCATAAAAACTTTAGAAGCTCTGGTGACGTTCAATTGGCTATTGATGCCGTTATTAAATCTGTAGCTAAACACGGTTACAAAGAAAAATGGGATAAAGTTTTAACAAACGACGATCTAGTAAAACTTTCTAATATGTTAGATTTAGAAGGTGATGTTATTAAAAATGGATTACTAAAAATTGACAACGTTCAAGAGATGCCAATACGTGTACACGCAACAAAACGTGTTCTTCAAGGTTTAGGACAAGAAGCTATTAATTTAGCGAAAGCATTAACTAAAGATCCTAAAAATGCAGTTATTGAAGCAAAATTATCAAAAACATTAGCACTTGTAGTAAATACTACTGACGAATTAAAAACTGCAATTAAAGCTGCTGCAAGAACAACACAAGCAGGTGTTATAAAAACTGGAGCATCTAAAATTGATATTGATGAAATTTACAAAGTTGCAAAAGCATTTGAAGGCGACATAGATACGTTTGCTGCAAAAATAGCTTTAATGGACGACTTTGGCTCTATAAGAAAAGCTGTAGAACGCTCTTGGAAACAAAAAACATGGGATATTGCGATTGAAATTTATATTAATGGTTTGTTATCTGGTCCATTTACGCAAGCAATTAATACTGGCTCAACATTTATAGAAACATTTTTAAGACCGGCAGAATTAGCGCTTGGTGGATTAGCAAGAGCAGACTTAGTACAATTACACCGTGCTTACGCAAGATACGCCGGAATGTTTCGTGGTATTAGAGATACACTTACTGCAGTAAGAAAATCTTTTATTAGCGAAGATTTAACCGGTGATGTAATGGGTCGTATTATTGAAAATAAAGCACCAAAAGCTTTTTCAGCAAAAAACTTAAATGTTAAAAATAAAATTGGTGGAATAGTTGTTGATACTATTGGAGCTGCATTTAGGATTCCGTCAAGATTACTAATTACGTCCGATGAATTATTTAAACAAATTAATTATAGAGCAAAATTACATGAGCTTGCTGTTTTTGAAGGTCTTGAAAAAGGTTTAAAAGGAAGCGACCTTGATAACTTTGTTGTTAAGTATGAAAAAAATGGATTTGATAAAAATGGTAAGTTTCAAAATAAAGATGCACGACAATACTCTCGAGAAAATACATTTACATCTAATTTAGCAGAAGACGAAGTGTGGTTTGATTATGGATCATGGTTTCAAGGTATGGCGGCTAAAGATTTTAGTATTATTAAAACAATACTTCCATTTGTAAGAACACCAGCAAACTTATGGCGACACACTGTAAGGCGTATGCCTGTATTTGGAGCTGTTGCTAAGAAAAACATTATGGATATTAAAGCTGGTGGACACCAAGCAGCAGAAGCAGTCGGAAGACAATTATTTGGAACATTTATTGTATGGCAAGTAGCTGATTTAGCACTTAATGAAAAAGTAACTGGTCGTGGACCAAAAAATCCAGTTTTAAGAGAAGCATGGTTATTAAACCACAGACCATACTCTTTTAAAGTAACTAATCCTGACGGTACAACAGAATGGATTGATTATAGACGTATGGATCCTCGTTTTGCTTTAGTAGGTGTTGTTGCAGATTTAGTTTACTTTTTAAATACTGCAAGCACAGAAAGAGACAGAGATATTGGTATATCTGCAGTAGCAGCAGTGGCATCAAACTTAACATCAAAAACGTATTTAACTGGTGTTACTGATTTTATAACAGCAATTGCTGACGGAAGTGCTTACAAATGGAAAAAAGTGGCAAACAACTACTTAGCAAGTTTTATTCCTTACAATAGTTTTATGAGACAATTAAATCCTGATCCTTTAATGCGTGAAATAAGAACGTTGGCAGATACAGTAAACAATCTGACATGGGGAGATGCTGAAGGCGTTCCACCTAAATACAATATGCTTGGTGAAGTGCAACATAAACAAAAAGGTTTATTTGGATTTCCTCAAATATGGTGGGCTCCAATGATTATAGGCAAATCGGCAACAACAGAAGACTCAATTGTTTACAACGAACTAGCAAAAATAGCTCAAACAACAAAAGGCGATGTTGGTAAAGGAATTTCCATGCAAGGTAAAAAACTGTTTGGAACTGACATTGATTTAACAAATCCAAAGTACATGATGATAGTAGACGGTGAAGAACGGCTGCCTATTGACGTAATGCACAAAATGTTAAGCCATTATAAGTTACAAGGGCAATCTGGATATTTTAGTGATTACAATGGGCTTACTCTTAAAGAGGCAATGTACAAAATGATTACTACAAATGAAGACTATAAAAAAGATAGAATTAATCCTGCTACTGGACATATAAATATAGCAAAAGTTAAAATGATGAGAGAGCTTTATGGTTTATACAGAACTCAAATAAGAGACATTGTAATAAGCAGAAATCCACCACTTAAAAAGGATTTTGAAATACAAACATTTGGAAAAAAACAATCAATGTATTCGGTAGACGACGAACGAGGTTACGTCGATTACCAAGAAGTATTTAAGGATATACTTAACTATTCAAACTAACAGATACCTCTATAGGAATAATAAATTATGGCAAACTCCTTCGTAAGATACACAGGGAACGGAAGCACAACATCTTATGCAATTCCGTTTTCTTATATTAGCTCGTCACACTTATCGTGCACAGTTAACGGCGTTAGTACCTCTTTTACACTTAATGCTGCCGGTACTATCGCAACATTTTCATCCGCTCCTGCTAATGCTTCTTCAATTGAATTTAGAAGAGCAACAAGTCAAAATGCAAGATTAACAGATTATGTTTCAGGAGCCGTGTTAACAGAAACAGATTTAGATACAGATTCAACGCAAGGATTTATGTTGGGTCAAGAAGCTATCGATGACGCAGCAGATAAAATCTCTCTTGATTCAAGTGATTTCCAATGGAATGCAAACTCAAAAAGAATTAAAAATGTTGCAGCTCCTACTGCTGACACAGATGTAGTAAATAAAGCATTCATTTCAACAAATCTTCCAAACATTACAACTGTCTCTGGCATAGCAAGTGACGTAACAACTGTCGCTGGTATTCAAGCTAATGTAACAACAGTAGCTGGAAACAACGCTAATGTAACAACAGTAGCTTCTAATATAGCTTCAGTAAATACTGTCGCTGGAGATATTACTAAAGTTGTTGCTGTCGCAAACGACTTAGCTGAAACAGTTTCAGAAATAGAAACAGTTGCCAATGATTTAAACGAAACAACATCAGAAATAGATACAGTTGCTGCAAGTATTGCAAATGTAGATACTGTTGGAACAAATATTGCAAATGTAAATACAGTCGCAGGAAACAATTCAAACATCAATACCGTAGCTGGAATATCAGCTAATGTGACATCAGTAGCTGGAATTGCATCTAATGTAACTGCAGTAGCAGGAAATGCTACTAATATTAATGCTGTAAATTCTAATAGCTCAAATATTAATACTGTTGCAGGTAATAATTCAAACGTAAGTACAGTCGCAGGTATATCTGGCAATGTTACTACAGTTGCTGGAATTTCTAGTGATGTAACTGCTGTCGCTGCTGACGCTACAGACATTGGAGCAGTCGCAGCTAAAGCTACAGAAATAGGAAGACTTGGAACTGCAGATGCTGTTGCTGACATGAACACTTTAGGAACTGCAGACATTGTAACTGATATGAATTTATTAGCGACTTCTGCTAACGTAACAAATATGGCAACGCTTGGAGCTTCAGGAGTTGTTGCAAATATTGCAACTGTTGCAGGAAACAATTCAAACATATCTACAGTCGCTGGTATCTCTAGTAATGTAACTACAGTCGCAGGTGACTCTTCAGAAATCGGAACAGTTGCAGGAAACACTACGAATATAAATACTGTTGCAGGAGCAAACTCAAATATATCAACTGTTGCAGGCTCTATTTCAAATGTTAATACAGTTGCTTCTAATATTTCAGGTGTAAATAGTTTTGGTGAAAGGTATAGAGTTGGATCTTCTTACCCAGCTTCAAGTAACGATGCAGGTGATTTAGCGTTTAATACAGCAGCAAGTACGTTTGGCTATTATGACGGATCAAACTGGCAATCGATAACAGCTGGTGGAATCACAAGTTTAGCTGGAGATGCCACTCCACAACTTGGAGGAAATTTAGATTTAAACTCAAACAATATTACAGGAACTGGAGATATTAATATTACTGGTGGAGTAACCATGAGTGGTAACTTAACTGTTAATGGTACTACTACTACAATAAATTCAACAACAATGACTGTTGATGACAAAAATATGGTTTTAGCAAGTGGTGCTGCAGATAGTGCTGCTGCAAATGACGCAGGTATTACAATAGACGGTGCAAGTGCCACATTAAAATATTCTCATACAGGAACTAAATGGACTGTTAATAAAGATTTTGATGTTACTGGAAATATAATTGTTTCAGGAACTGTTGACGGAAGAGACTTACAAACTGACGGAACTAAACTTGATGCTATTGAAGCGTCAGCTACTGCAGACCAAACAGGAGCAGAAATTAAATCAGCTTATGAAGGTGAATCAGATACTAACGCTTTTACAGACGCATTATTAAGTAAATTAAATGGCATTGAGGCTAGTGCAACTGCCGATCAAACTAATGCTGAAATAAGAACTGCCGTCGAAGCGGCAAGTGATTCTAATGTGTTCACAGACGCAGATCACACAAAACTAAATGGAATTGAAGCTAGTGCAGATGTAACAGATGCTACAAATGTAACAGCAGCAGGTGCATTAATGGATTCAGAAGTAACTAACTTAGCACAAGTTAAAGCGTTTTCTTCAGCAGATTATGCAACTGCAGCTCAAGGAACTACAGCAGATGCTGCCTTGCCAAAAGCAGGTGGCACAATGACTGGTGATTTAACAATTAGCGATAATGACGATATAATTTTTGGAGCTGGTGGCGATTTAAAAATTAGACATGACGCAACTGATAATAATTCTTATATAGATGAAAATGGCTCTGGTAGTTTAATTGTTCGTGCAAACAATTTGCTTCTTAAAAAATATACTGGGGAAACATACGTTAATTGCGTAGCAGATGGTGCGGTGACTCTTTATTATGATAATGCCTCAAAACTAGCAACTGCAAGTGGTGGTGTTTCAGTAACAGGAGATATGACTGCGAGCGGAAACGTCACAGCGTACTCAGATGAAAGATTAAAAGACAACATTAAAACAATAGACAATGCTTTAGACAAAGTATCTCAAATGAGAGGTGTTACGTTTACTAAAGATGACAAGTTAAGTTCAGGTGTTATTGCTCAAGAAATGGAGAAAATTGCTCCTGAGTTAGTTATGGATGGAGAATATAAATCTGTAGCTTATGGAAACACTGTTGGTTATCTCATTGAAGCAATCAAAGAATTAAAATCTGAAATAGATAATCATAAAGCTAAATGCAACTGTGGAGATAAGTAATGGCTCTACAATCAAGTGGCACAATAACTATGGCTCAAATTCAAACTGAGTTCGGTGGCTCAAATCCTGCATCATTAAGCGAGTATTACAGAGGTGGCTCTAATGTTCCTAATACCTCAACAAATAGTGGTATTCCAACAAGTGGTACTATTGATATGGCAGACTTCTACGGAGGTGCAAACTATTCCCCTGACTTAACTGCAACTGTTACACTTGGGTCAAGCTCAGGAAGCAATAAAAATGGGTTTTTTACTATACTTGGTTATTCTGTTGGAGCAGATAGTGAAGGGTCATTACCAGACGATACTTTAGAATGGAGTAGTGGAAAAACTGTTTACATTTATGCCAATGTAAAAGCAACAGTTCATAATGGAACAGGAACATCTAATGACGCTTTTCAATGCCAGTTTAAATCAGCAACAGGTAATTGGGCGAGTGAAGCTGCTTTTGTAAGTCACATAACTGGTAAAACTTGTACTGCAACTTATAGCTCGTCATCAGCATCAATAGTCATGAATACTACTAATGGTAGTCTTGCTGGGGGTACAGGAGGTGGCAATTACCAATGTAATTTCTTATCAGTATCAGGTACATCAGCAGCATCAGGTATGGCAACAGTTTTTGAAACTGCTGGAGTTGGCAACACAGTAACTTTAACTTTTTCGTCTTAATATGAATTTAGATTACACTTTAGAAATTTCACCAAAAGAAAACCCTTCTGATGTGAAAGTTTTTAGATTTATACCTTCTATAGAAAGTTTACCTATTAAAATAGCGTATTGTATATACGAAACTGAACAAGAAAAAGAATTACAAGAATTTAATTTATCTACAAAAGTAGCAAAAGAATGGCTTGTAGAACTCGGCTACGATTTAGATGAGTACAGTTGGAATCCGACTACAAAACAAATAGAAAGCAAAGCTCTGCCTGAAAGACAGGTTTTGTTAGACAGTAATATTTATAGAAATGCAGAAAGCGAAATAGAGGAAATATGATTACAGAATATACAGTATCACCAATAAAAAACTTTGGTGAAATACAAGTAGCTATAATGACAGGTGTTTCTGGTAATAGAATTGTAAGAGAGACTAAAGCAGAGCATTTTATGCCTGAAACAATAGAGCGTCATTCTGATAATAGTAAAATAATAAAAAGACCTAATAATAATATGTTATTACAAGGCTCAATAAAAGTTACTTACGAATGGACTGAAGAAGACAATATTCAAAGTAGCGATATTGATTTTTTAGAAAGTTTATTAGGTCAAGATGCAAATTCGCACAATAAAGCATCTATTACAAAAACTGATAATTCATTTATATTTGATTTTACATACGAAGCAAATAATCCTACTTGGTCATCTCGTTCAGTAGATTACGAATTAGATTGCAAAAAAGCTACAATGGAAGCTACAAGTGATGACACAAAAATATTATGTATTTATGGTCGCTATGAAAATTATGATTTTAAAAATGTAGATATTCCTGCAGGAGAAAGTGTTGTTGCAAATAAACATGGAAATAATTGCTACTTATACTTTTCTCAAAATTGTGCTGTTGGAGAAAAAGATGTTGCTGAAGATGACACACTAAAATTAGTAAGCAATGCAGTAACAATTACGAACACAAGCAGCAAACCTTGTCGAGTAGTAATGGCATGGAAATAATGAATGAACGACAAACTAAAACGATTAAAGTTTATTTACGAGTACGCCACACATTTACAAACAGATAATAACCCTCCATTAGAATTAATTTATAAATTTATTAATGAACTAGATAAGAAAGAAGCAAAAGCTATTTTTAATAAATTTTGTAAAGATAAAGCTAGTGAAAAAATATTTACTGAAGAAAAAGCAGCATTAGATAGACTTAACAAAGAGAATTTTAAAGAAAACACTTTAGGAGCTGAGTTTCAAAAGTGGTTAAAGCAATCTGAAGGAGCTGTAGATTTATTTAAGTTTGGAGTGTTTGGAAAAACTGAAGGTAAAACAAAATTTAAAAAGTTTTTAAAACACACTTGTTTGCAACACGACTTAATACATTTTTTAAATGGATACGATGTTACGCCATTAGGTGAGGTTGGAGTTATCACTTTTAATTTAGCTCAAGAATGGAGACCTTCTTTTGCAACAATATTATATGCGTCATTTTTAATGAGTATTCGCAATACTTTTCTTCCGTCTAAATACCCAGCAAATACAATATGGTATAAAGCAATACAATACTCACCTCTTATGGTTTTTTGTAAAGTTGTAAGAGAAGCTTGGAAAAGAGGAAAACAATCTGAATGGTTTTTAACTGTAGATTGGAATAACTATTTAGATACTGATTTAAACGAAGTTAAAAAGAAACTTAATTTACAACAATCACCTAATTATTGGAACGAAGTTCAGCCTGTATGGATTAGGGCTTTAAGGCACTACAAAAAATATGAAAAAAACAAAAGAAAATGATAAAGAAGCGTATCTTAAATGGCTTAACTACTGGAGTAAAATTTTTAAGCGCATGAAATGAAAGCACAACTTTCTGGCGCAAAATTCAAATATTCCTGCCGATTAGACAAGCCAGTTTTAACTAAAGATGACTACATTGAAGAACTTGAAATGAGATTTGAAGAGTCGGCAGATATCTGGAAATTAACTTGTGAACATATTTACGGTGGCAACGGTTATGTTGTTAAAGAGGGAGCTTTAAAAAACAAAATTAAAAAATTAGAGGAGCAAATAAAACAAATGCAATTACTGATACAAAGATTACAAGCAAAAGAAGCTGAAGTAGCTCAATGCTTAAGCATTATTGAACAATTACAAACAAAACTACAGGAGTATGAAGAATGTACAAAAAAGGAAAATCAAAAAAAGGCAGTAAAGGAAGGAAGCCAAAAAAATGATGCAAAAAATTAAAGATTTAATTGAAAGTTACGATTTAAGAGAAAAATTTAACTACGTATTTTGGTATGAGGTGCCATTATTTGCGGTCGCTATTTTAGTAGCTGCTGCAATAATTGCTTTTTAATGACTGAAGTGCAACACCAGCTTGAAACACACGAAGCTATTTGCGAGCAGCGATATAAAGAACTGATTAATAAAATTGATGCATTATCAGTTGAAACAAAATTTCAAAGAGACGAAATAATAGATTTAAAAGCTAATATGAATCGCGGTTGGGGTTTTGTGTCTGCTGTAGGCATTATTGGTGTTGTTATTGGAATTATATTTACTGTTATTAGACTTGCGAGATGAAATTAAGTGAAAACACCGCAATCTCGATGCCTGCTCGTAACCTTATCTCTATTATTGGCGCTTGTATTGTGGGTGCTTGGTTCGGGTTTGGAGTCATTGAGCGGCTTAATATTATAGAAACAGAATTACAGCTTATTAAAAAAGATTTAGAAGCTGCCAACGAGTTTATCGACGGTGTTCCTAAAGGAGATATGGTGTCGCCACAAATACAAGAACTTTTTATGTTGGTTGAATTTTTGGCTGTTAATCAAGAAAAATTAAAAACACAAGTTGAAAGCGAAGTACCAAACATAAAGAAAAACGATATGACAATACAATTTCACGAAGAAAGAATAATTGATTTAGAAGAAAAGAATGGAACTCACTAATGATTGAAATAGTTTTTGCAATGATGATGATTCAAAATGGCGATAAAGTTTTGGAATACGTTCCAACAGACGGTATGGCCGACTGTTTAGCTCAAAAAAGAATTGTTGCAAGACAGATTGGCGAAGATCAAGAAGGAATTCACGTTATGTGCAAAGAAGTAAAAGCAGAAATATATGAAGATATGGGAAGATTAAAAATTAAAAAAATTATAGAGGAATAATATGTTACAAATGCTAATTAAACCACTTTTAGGTGTCGCAGGCGACGCTATTGGTGGTTTTATTGAAACTAGAAAAGCTAAAGCTGAACAAAAGCTTACGGCAATTAAAGCTGAAACAGAACTGAAAAAGAAACAAATATCTGGTGAAGTAGAATGGGATATAGAGGCTATTAAAGGAAGTAAAGACTCATGGAAAGACGAATATTTGACGATCCTGTTTTCAATTCCGCTGTTGTTGTGTTTTCTTCCGTTTACTGTTGAATATGTAGAAAGAGGATTTGCTGCATTGGCTTTAACACCAGATTGGTACAAATACACATTAGGCGTAATTGTAAGTGCGTCATTTGGAATTAAAGGCGCAACAAAATTCTTTGGAAAGAAGTAGTTTAGAATGAATATAAAGTACATCGTAATACACTGTGCAGCTACAAGACCGTCTATGGACGTTGATGCTGAAACTATTGATAGGTGGCATAAAGAAAGAGGTTTTGACAAAATCGGCTACCACTACGTTATTAAAAGAAACGGAAATATTGAAGAAGGCCGTAAAGAAAATGAATCAGGTGCTCATGCACGCGGCTACAATAGTAATTCATTAGGTGTTTGTTTAATTGGAGGTGTTTCAGAATATGACCATAAAGTTTCTGAAAATAATTTTACAACAGACCAATGGCAAAGTTTAGAGCACTTAGTTGACCAATTAGAAGAAAGACATTTAGGGGCAAAAGTAATAGGACACAACGAAATATCCGAAAAGGATTGTCCGGCGTTTGACGTCCAGAAATGGCTTAATGAAAGAAATTAGTAAAAAAGCAAACGATATAACCAAGTTGCTTATAGAACAAGCTCACACAAAATTAACTAGTGGTGAAGAATTAACAGCTACCGAATTAAAAGTTTGCTTAGATATTGCAAAGCAATACGGAGTAGAAACTAAAGAGGAGCCAAAAAATATTATTGAAAATTTACCATTTGATGAATCAGGAGAAGAAGAATGCCTAGAGACTACAGAGCAGAATACTTAAAGTTTCACGCGTCTCGTTCAGCAAAAAAAGATAGAGCTAGCAGAAATAAAGCTAGAAGACAGCTAACAAAATCTGGAAGAGTACGTAAAGGCGACGGAAAAGATATAGATCACAAAGACGGTAACCCAAGAAATAACTCTAAGAAAAATTTAAGAATAACAAGTAGATCGTACAATCGGTCAAAAAAATAATGGACCCAAGACTTAAAGATTTTAAAAATTTTTTATTTGTTTGTTGGAAACACTTAAACTTACCTGATCCTACACCACTTCAATATGATATAGCTGAATTCTTGCAGTCTGGTCCTAAAAGATTAGTTATTGAAGCTTTCAGAGGCGTAGGTAAATCATGGATTACATCGGCTTTTGTTTGCCACCAATTACTACTAGATCCACAAAAAAATATACTTGTTGTTTCTGCATCTAAAAGTAGAGCTGATGATTTCTCTACATTTACACAAAGACTTATTGGCGAAATGGATATACTTGAACACTTGCAGCCAAACCAAAATCAAAGATCGTCTAAAATTTCATTTGATGTTGGTCCTGCTCTTGCTTCACACGCACCTTCTGTTAAATCGCTAGGTGTTACATCACAATTAACTGGATCACGTGCTGATCTTATTGTTGCTGATGACGTTGAGAGTGCTAATAACTCACAAACACAGTTAATGAGAGATAGATTAGGTGAAACTGTTAAAGAATTTGATGCGATTATTAAACCAGAAGTCGGACGTATTGTATTTCTAGGAACTCCACAAACAGAATTTAGTTTGTATAACTCGTTAGAAGAACGAGGATTTAAAACAAGGATTTGGCCTGCTCGTTATCCAAACGATACACAAAGAGTAAATTATGGCGGCAAGTTAGCGCCTACTATTGCTAAGAATAAAAAGAAAGTTAAAGATCCAACTGATCCGCAGAGATTTGATGAGAACGACTTACTAGAACGTGAAATATCGTATGGTCGTTCAGGTTTTGCTTTACAGTTTATGTTAGACACTACCTTGTCTGATATGGACCGTTACCCATTAAAGCTTAACGATCTTATTATTGTCTCAGGATCTAAATCATGGACAGAAGGACCGACACAAATATTGTGGGCATCAGGACCTGACCAAATAAAAGCTCTTGACCCAGAACTTCCAAATGTGGGACTAAAAGGCGATTACTACACCTCGCCACTTCATGTATCAAAAGACTTTAAACAATGGGAAGGAAGTGTAATGGCCATAGATCCCTCAGGACGAGGCGCCGACAAGACTGCTTACTGCATTGTTAAAATGCTACACGGTACACTGTATCTTACAGAATTTGGCGCCTTAGACGGTGGTTACTCCCACGAAACATTAGAAAATATTAGTTATGCTGCTAAAAGACAGAAAGTTAACCAAATTGTTATAGAGAGCAACTTTGGTGACGGAATGTTTATGCAAATAATGCAGCCAATACTACAAACTATATATCCGTGCTCAATAGAGGAAGTAAGACATAATGTGCAAAAAGAAAAGCGCATTATAGACACACTTGAGCCGGTTATGAATCAACACCGACTGGTTGTTGATGACGCCTTGATCCGTCAGGACTATAACGATCACGAGCAAGAACACAGACTGTTCTTCCAAATGTCACGTTTGACGAGGGATAAAGGCGCGCTGAAACATGATGACTTAATCGACTGTTTATCAATGGCCGTGAATTATTGGACGTCAATAATGGACGTGGATAGCAACAGGGCAAACGTCGAGCACAAAGAGGCAATGCTTCAAGAAGAACTCGACAAATTTATGGAAAGTGCTATTGGAAGGCCAATGAGAGCCAAAAAGTGGCACGATCAACGCTCTAGGATGCACGAGGATTCACGAAACTAGCTCACGGAATACCGTAGCATACCCCAATAATAGGTACACGTATCGGTAAGGGTCGGTAAAGATATTACTCTAGATTTCACTAAAGGAGTCCACTAGTTTTCCTCCTCTTCTAGTGGACACCTATAATTACACAAAGGACTTAATGAAAATACTAAAGACTCTTAAGATTGGCTATGAGGACTATACGATTGAATATTGGAATCCTACTCATGCTACTACTACTGAAGCTTATGGTGAATTCTTTGCTAAAGAGAAAAAGATTGGCATAGACGGAGCGCAGACTGGCGCTGCCTTAGTAAACACCGTGATACATGAAGCATTACACGGCGTATGCTACCAATTGGGACTACAGCTCAAGGACGATGAAGAAGAACGTATATGTAACTCAATGGCCAATGGGCTAACACAAATACTCAAAGATAATCCAGACTTCGTCGAATGGATCCGTCAGAATATCAATAAACCATGAGTTGGGTTATTACGTTCTATGGTTTCTATATGTTTGGCGAAACAATGGTGAGTAGTTCATGGAACGAAATGGTCTTTAGGGATCAACAAAATTGCATGAAGTACCTTGTGGAAAACAAAGAGTACTTTGAAGACAATGTTGTGGAACACTTTAAGGACTATGAAGCTAAAGGTAGAACGTATGTACTTGAAGGTTACAATCTTGAATGTGATCCACTTGTTATTGAAGCAGACGCTCCACTGATTTTGGTAAAAAAATCTTAGAGGCCAATTGATATAGTGCCAACGCGGAAACCCCCATTAACAAAAATTTTCACGTGTGGTCACAACTATCATTAAATGACGTCCAAATTTTATATATATTAATAAAAGTACGAAGATATTTAATCTTTTGACAATCGATCATTCAAATATTTTTGATGTTTGTGTATGTGCGAGCATTATTTTTTTTGAAATGAAATTAATAGATATATAAAGAGTTTTAAAATACTGTGATATAAATGATGCACTCGTGAATTAATTTCAATGATGTATCATTTTTTATTTTGCAACGATTGTTAATTATGATTTAATTTTTTTAACTTTAAAAAATAACTTTTAAACTAAGGAGAAATTAAATCGTGCATAATTTTAATAAAAGATTAAACGAGCAAAAAAGATCACAACGAAAAAAAGATTTCAAATGGAATTGCATAATTGCATTCGGAGTTGTTTTCTTCGTTACAATCATTATTGCAAATTTATTCGTATCGGTTTCATCTCATCTAAGTTTACTATCATAATAAAAAGGAGA